GTGTTATTATTTTCCACAGTGCTGTCAATAAATCAGTCACTCACAAAAGACAAATTTATTGAACTGGCAATAGAATGGAACCAAGGTAGCCCACACGAGAACAACGTTATTCCCGGCATAGAATGGCACGGGGAACGAAATATCCGTTATGGGAACGAGAGACTTTGGATGGAAATCCAGGAGTATCGTAATCAGAATATTATTGCGGTTCGCTACGAAAAAATCGAAGAAGATGGTGCAATCTGGGATACGGATTATGTGATGAACTTTACTGCAATGAAGATGTCCATCAGATTAGATCGTAGCTTTCTGGAAGAAGCCTTGGCGGTCGACCCGAACTTTTCAACGCCGCATTTTATAACGCTTTTGATTGAAAAAGGTTACCTTCAGGATGATTATGACCTTGCGGTTTTGAGGCGACCGTTAATCATTGATGATTCAAATATTGAATTGTTGGCGGGAGTGGTCAATGGGACAATCCGATACCACTTGCCCATTGTTTATATTTCAAAAACATATGATAACACCGACCCGGTTGATGTTAGGTTCTTGGCAAGCAAACTTAAGGGCGTTGCTCATGTGCTTGTTCAAAAATCAAACTGGCTCAGCAGCCAATGCAGAAGGCTTTGTGATGACAAGAACGAATATGGTGGGGCGATTGGGATTTACTACCCAAATCCAGCAGTAGAACATAAAAAATTCTTGTTTCATTACTATACAGGCAGCGAAAAGGTATTGTTTGACAAGGTTATTCGAACGGTTATTCAATACGCAAACGCCCAAAATGTTGATAGTCTCTATACGTGGCAGGGGGTCAGCAATGCACTCTTGACTGACCGCCTTGTGGCGCAACGAGCAGAACGGCTTGAAGCGGAGAACGCAAAAAAGCAGACCAAGGATGAAGCAGATCAGTTACTTGAAACCTTTGATGATGATTTCAATAAACTTCAAAAACAGGTTGAGGACTTGACCCGTGCCAATGAGGCACTGCGCCAGGAAAATGAGGGCCTTCATGCAAAGCTGAATGCAACAGATGTTGTGCCAATTCTGTTTTTGGGCGATGAGGACGAGTTCTATCAAGGCGAAATTAAGGATATCATTCTTTCCGTTCTGAGTGATGCAATGCCTACACTACTGCCGCAATCAAGAAGACTAAACGTTGTGCAAGACATTGTGGGCAGTAATGATTACCAGCATTTGTCTGAAAATAAAGCAGAAGAGATTAAACGATTGCTGAAAGGTTATACAGGAATGCCAGGCCGCTTACGCCAAGCGCTTATGGAGTTTGGCTTTGTCATTACAGATGAGGGCAAGCATTATAAGCTGACATATTATGGTGATGGGCGTTACCAAACCATCTTTGCCAAAACACCGAGCGATGCACGAGCTGGAAAGAACAATGCTTCAACGATAGTTAAAAATATGCTTTAACCTATGTAAAATAGGCCACCCGGCACAATAGCTGGGTGGCCTATTGCTGTCCAACGGCTATTCCTGTGTGGCAATGCCAATGCGGGTACCGTCCAAGAAGTAGAACCCTACTACGCCCAGTGGCTCCACCGTGCAATGGTCGAAAACCATGCTGATCAAGGCGCAATCCAGCACCTGCATCGGCTCGGTGCTTTCGGTAGCCTTGATGAACTGCCGAGCGCGGAAAGCCATCAGCGGGTTGTCGCTTTGGCTCTGCTCTTCCCACTTGGGAAGGAACTCGGCGCGGTTTTCCAGAATGGCATTCCACGCCATGATGAATGCATGGTGCAAATCGGCTTCCTTGAGGCTCTCGCTGTTGCAGCCCCTCACACCTTTCTGCTGGTACCGCTTGCCACACATCCAAACCTTGATGCTGCCGTTCAAGCGGGTCAGCGTTCTGCGCCAGTACACATTCCCGCACTCCCCGCAAAACACCCTGTTTGAGAACGGCTGGGTGTCCGTGTAACGCCCCATCGTCCGAAGCCCATGTTCTTTCATGTAGTCCCGGCGGCGGGTAATCTCCATCTGCGTGGCGTTCCAGAAGTCCTTGTCGATGATAGGCTCATGGTCATCCTTGATGTAATACTGCTCGATGTGACCTTCGTTCTTTTCCATGCGCTTGGTGAGGTAGTCGGCGGTGTAGGTCTTTTGCAGAATGCAATCGCCCATGTGCTTCTCGTTTTCGAGGATGCTCATTATGGTGGCGACCGTCCACTTCGGCTCTCCCATGCATCCAGGCACCCCGCGCTCGTTCAGCTTACGGGCAATTACATCGGGGTTGATGCCGTCCATGTAGGACTCGAACACCCAGCGGACAATTTTGCCCTGCTCCTTGTTGATGATGAGATGCCCCTTTTCGTCCTTGTCATAGCCGTAGAAGCGGTTGGCATTGATGTGCAACACGCCCTGCTTGAACAAAGAGCGGATGCCCCATTGGCAGTTCTCGGAAATGGAGCGGCTTTCGTCCTGTGCCAGCGAGGACAGAATGGTGAAAAGCAACTCGCCCGTGCTGTCCAGCGTATTGATGTTTTCCTTCTCAAACTGGATGCCGATGCCCAGGTCTTTGAGGTGTCGGGAGTAGTTGAGGCAGTCCTGCGTGTTGCGGGCAAAACGGCTGATGCTCTTGGTGATGATAAGGTCGATTTTGCCCGCTTCGCAATCGGCAATCATCTGCTGGAACTGTTCACGGCGGCGTGTGCTGGTGCCGGAGATGCCCTCATCGGCATAGATGCCAGCCAGTTCATATTGTGGATTGTTGGTGATGAACTCGGTGTAGTAGGTGACCTGGTTCTCAAAGCTGTTGAGCTGCTCGTCCTGCTCGGTCGATACTCGGCAGTATGCGGCGACCCGAATTTTGCGGGTGGTCATCGCTGCCCTGTTGCTCAAATCCCGCCGTGCAGGAATGTGTACGATTTCTCTTGCCATAATCATTCTGTCCTTTCGTGTAGGGGCATTCCGCAGAAGCCTCGTATTCGTCTTTGGGGTAGGCGGTAAACTGCCGCATCCCATATTCGTCTGTGTAAGCAATCACCGTGATGGGCTCTGTAATCTCGCCCCACCCGTTTGCAATGGCCGCTGGGATGGAAACGCCCTTGCAGGCCGAAGCCGAAACCTTGATGTTGGTACTGCAAGTCCAATACTCCTGCTTCCCGCCATTTGACCATCTGTGGTGCAGTTTGGCACCGCAGAACGGGCAGAATAGCTTATTCGTCAACGGGTATTGATTGCGGCTGGAACGGCGTTCTGCGGGCTTCTGCGGGGGCGTGGGAGCAAGCTGCTCACTACGCTTGAAGAGTATCTCTTGGACGGCATCCCATTGTTCGGGCGGCACGATGGCTTCGTGGTTTCCTGCAATGTACCATTGGTCAGTCTGTCCGATGTTCTTGTGTCGTTTTCTGCGGCTGTCGAGGTAGGTCTTTTGCAGGACAAGGTCACCCTTGTATGCGGTGTTATGGAGAATGCGGAAAACCCGGCTGTCGCTCCATGCCGTTTTCGTACCGTTGGGAATGTGCTGCTCGTTGAGATACCCACGGATTTTGCTGGGCCACACGCCTTGGGCGGCAAGGTCGAAAATGAGCCGAACCGTTGCGGCTTGCAGTTCGTCAATCGTGATGTCGCCATCCGCACTCTGCTTGAAGCCGAAGGTGCGCTCCAACCCCGATGCAGGAATGCCATCCATGAACTTCCGCTTGTAGGTCAGCTTGGCGTTATCAGAAGCACCCTCGCTCTCTGCCTGGGCAAAGGCGGCGATGACCGTGAGCATGAGTTCGCCCGCACCCGACAGCGTGTTGATGTTCTGTAATTGAAAGAAAATACCGACACCGATGCTTTTGAGTTCCCTGGAGAACTTCAGCACGGTCTCGGTATTTCTTGCAAATCGTGATACGCTTTTTACGATGATGAGGTCAGTCAGCCCAGCCTTGGCATCGGCAATCATCTGCTGGAACTGGGGTCGGCTCTCCTTGAAGCCGGAGATGCCTTGGTCGGCGTAGATGCCAACAAACTCCCAGCCAGGGTTGGCGGCGATGTAGTTGCGAAAGTATTCGGTCTGGTTGTCCAACGAATCTTCCTGCTCGTCGCTGTCGGTGGAAACACGCACATAGGCGCAAACCTTGAGGCGTTTCCGCTCCGCTGCCGCCGTGGACTTTATCACTTTTATCCTCATGTTGTTGTCCTCCTCTCACTTTTGGTAGTCATATACATCACTCTAAAGGGGCGATTAGTCAAGTTAATTCGCGCTATTTCTCGGTGGATTTTTCACGGCAAAAAAAGAGGACGGCACCATAATATGGCACCGTCCTCAATACTAAAATGAATTAGGCCTTCGCTGCATAGTCGAGGGAAATCCAGCCCACCCCGGACTTGAGTCTGCCCCACAGAGATGCCCCCTGGCCGGTGGCTTCCTCCACGATGGTGAACACACCCTTGCCCGTGAACTTGCCAGCCGTGGCATAGTTGGTGCCAGGGCCTTTGCGGATGTTCAGATCGGAGATGCTGACCCGCACCCGATAAGGAACCTTGCTGGCAGGCTTGTCTGCTGCCGTGCCAACGATGCCAGACAGAATGGTGAGAATCTTCTCGCCGTATCCCGCTCCCGCAGCCCAGCCGAGGCCTTTCGGGTTTTCCTTCTGACCGAGCCACTCCACAAACTCTGCGCTGCCACGGGTGACATACTTGAAGCGGGGGTCGATGCAACCGTTCACCAATGCCGAAGTGCTGGCGTAGGCTTTGAGGTGCTGAACCTGGGAGCGGATGCCAAGCTGAGGTGTGGTGAAGGAGTTCCCGACCATGCCGTTGCTGGTTACGCCCATACCGCAGAAGTTGTTCTGCCCAAGGGTAACGGCAGAGCAAGCAAAGGTGAAGTTCCCGGTTTCCAAGCAGGACTGTGCAAAAGCAATATCGCCGCGCACACCCTCTGCCTCACCCTCGGACAAATACAGTGGAATCATATCAAGAACGCTCTGTGCCACTTTGGCATTGACCTTCTTGATGTAGGTCTGCATCTGCTCTGCTGTTGCCACAGCCTTGCCCATGATGGCGGTCTTATCCGTTGCCACTGAGCCGGAGAGCCGTGCGTTGACCTGTTCGGCGATATACGGGAACTTGCTTTCAAGGTACGGACCAGGGCAAGCGGTGGCAGCAAACCACTTGTGCATGGTAAGATCGCCGGACTTGTCCCCAGTGAAGTTGAGCCGAGCGATACCGTTGCGCTGGCAGATGTCCACGCAAAGGTCAATCAGCGTAGCGAGTGCCTTGTCGCTGATGTGCCATTGGCCGCTCGTGGTATCATCGTTGGCGACCTCAATGGTCACGGCGCGATTATCATTTGCGGCATTGGAACTGCACCAGCTACGGTTGCCCTCGTCCACATACAGCCCAACACGGCCATCCGTGCCAATGCCGTAGTTGGAACTGGCCTTTCTACCAGCAGGGGCAAACACGGAACCACAGGTCTCCACGGACAGGTTACCCGCCATGTGGTGAATGGTAATCTTGTCGATGGAGTGATTGCGGGGCTTGGAGCAGTTGGGGCTTAAGCGGGTGTAGGATACCAGTTTGCTGTTACTCATTTTTTTCGTCCTCCTTTTCGGCGCGGTCGTGGAGCTGCTCCAATACATCCTTCAGCTTTGCGGGGATAGGCAGACCAAGGTGTCCGGCATTCTCCACCAGAGACACGCCCTCATTGGAGATGTAGAAGAAAATCACAGCCGTGCGAAGCACACAGCCGGAGCCGATGACCTGGACATCCAGGATGTTTGCCACACCGACCAGCATGAAAATCAGCACCTTTTTGAAGATGCCCTTGAAGCCGACCTCGCTGGACAGCTTCTTGTCGATGATGGCGCACATGACACCCGTGATGTAGTCGGTGGCGACAAACGCAATCAGTGCATAGAGCAAGCCATCACATCCTCCCATGAACCAGCCGAGCCAGCCACCAATGGCGGCAAACACCAACTGGATCACATTCCAAAATTCCTTCATTTTCGTTTCCTCACTTTCGTTTTTGTGTATGAAAAAAGCGGCTACCCCGGATGGGCAGTCGCTTGCTTCCTTATTGCTCCTGGATGATGTAGGTGACCTTCATGGTCTTATCGGCGGTCTTGGTGACCGGGGTGGACAGATTGTTGATGGTCGCCAGGTACATCGCAGGAATGCGAATTGTGCCTGTGGTGTAAGTGCCATAGCTGACAAAGAAATAGAAATCATCACCGAGGAATGGCGTGTAGGTCATTACATAGCTGCTTGACCCGGCAAAGGTGTACGATTCCAGCGGTTCCAGATAGTTGCTTGCGGTGTTCAGCACATAGCTGCGGCAGTTGCCCTCGTAGTTGGTCATATACTCAAAGAAAATGCGACCATTGAGTGCAAATACAGGATAGGCATTCAGCGTAATGGTTTCGGTCATCCGAATCTGGGTGACATCGGCTGGGTTGTTCACACCTATTTTGTAAAGCGTATAGGGCGAATTGTAGGCTTTTACATACAGATAGCCCCGATAGATGAAAACAGAGTAATGGGAAGCACTGTTCATCATCAGCGGCGTATTTGCCTGGTTGGTACAGGTATACTCCGTTACCCCCCAATTCCCGAAAGAAATCTTTGTGATTTGGTAAGTGCCGCCAGCAGCAAGTGAACTGGTGTTGGCGGTGGATACCAGGTACAGTGCCTTCTCCTCGTTGTCGAAGTTATAGGAAAAGTAATTGGCGTTGAGCAGCCCAACCTCTAAATCTGGCAGTGTGAACTGCTCCTCCACAGCTTTCTGCGTGTATGGGCATTCAAAAAGAGACACGGATTTGAGGTACGCTCTTCGTTTAACAATGGAGACGGACTTCATGCTGTTGACCTTGAAGTAGTAGGCGTAGTCCTCATCCTTGTCAATGACAAACAGGAACTCGGTAGTGCCGGGTGTGCTGTAGGTGGAACGGTCTCCCGTATTTCCCCCGGTATAACTGGGATAGACATACTGCAAAGTGCTGGTGCAGATATTGACGAGTGGATAGCACCCGCTCAAGCGCACAGCATCATCGGCACCCAAGGTCGTATAACCCCCCATTTTGTGTGACAGACAGATGGTGGCGATTGTTCCGTTGGCCTGGCTGGTGGCAAAGTCATAAACATACTTCACATAGCGATCGGTTACATTGACCTCGCTCTCGGTGGTGTTGAAGGCACCACGCTTTTTTCCTGTGGTGTCATTTTGCTTGTTGTAAACAGCACAGCCCGTGAGGTTTACGCTTGCGGGCGCATAGAGCATATCCGCCCGCTCCTCGATAGGACCGTCAAACATGAGCAGCCCACCCAGCGGATACTCCCAAAAGGGAGACTGCGAGTTGAACAGGGTGTCGGAATACTTGACATGGCCGAGCGGCTCGAAATACTTGGTGAGGGCGTTGGTGATAAGGTTGGTCTCTTCCAGATGCTCCACTTCGCCCGTGTGGACATCCTTCATCTCAATTATGGTTTTGCCTTTAAGCATGGTGGCCTCCTTAGTTCTCGTAGGTGATTTTGAAGCGGGTGAAATGAGCATCCTCGTACAGGATAAAAGTCAGGAGCAGCATTCGGTTCTCCGGCAGACTGTTCCAAAGTTCCACCACATCGGTATGGAGCCAAGCGCCGATGGTCATTTCATCGCTGTAGGTGGTGCCATTATCCACAGAGGCAATCACGCCAATGTGGCCGGTGTATTCTGCGGAGAGCAGCTCAATGCCCGTAATGCTCACGCTGGACATATCCACTGCCACCGACATGGACTGCGGGAACGGATAGGCGCGCATGACCACCTTCGGCGTGGCAATCTTCTGCGGGTTGGATGACCAGTAGAATATCTCCGGCGCAGTAAGCGGCAAGAGCAGTTTCCCTGGCGGGGTATCGTCAAAGCCGAACTTGAGGAACATTGCAGCGGTCAGATTGATAATGTCCACAGGGGTTAAAACCTGAACATCATTCAAGTCCTCGTCCTGCACGGTATCGAGGCGGTAATATACATCGCCGTCTTTTAGCAGAAAGCGGTTGGTATAGGAGTCACTTTCCTGGTACTCCTCATAGGCAATAACCCAGTTCAACCCACCGCCGTCCTGGTGATAGAAGCATACACGCTTCCCACCGCCAGAGCCGTCAGCAAGATTGAGGGGCTGGTTTTTGCCGTTGCAAATCAGAGCGGAAGTGCCAAGGTACTCTGTATTGGTCGGCGTTTGGATGATGTTCAGCACCATATCGTTGTTGGAGAGCAGGAAAAGTTCAAATATCAGCCTGTTGGCTTCAACCCTGGAATTGTAAACGGTGTAGCCCTCCCATCGGAGTTTGAGGTACGAAATGTCATCTCCAACCGTACCTGTGCCACGATACAAATGGTCACAGGTGCCATCACGGCGCAGGATTTGAAGCTGCTCTGCCGCTACGCCGAAGCCGATCCAGTGGTTGCCGCTTACATAGACATTGGTTGTTTCCACATTATTGAAGAAGAAGCCAGCCAAGCCTGCAACGGTATCCGTGCCGTCATCGTTGAGGGTGCTGCGGATGCAGTCCATGCCATCGGTCGTATCGTAAAGATCGGCAAGATCGACTTTGAGAATGCCCTCCTCAGCCACGAGCCGGATATCAGAAAGGCCAAAATACTTGTTTTCCGTGGTTAAAGTAAGAATAAGGCAGTCAGTTGCAACAGGGGTCTCCGGCTCAATGGCTAATGCACTACGGCCATAGGCTTCAAATACGCCTGATGCAATTTCCACAGTTTTTTCCGCATCAGCGTAAGCGGTGATATTCTTCGTGACCATTGTGCCGTTGGAGGCCTTGTTGACCAATTCAATGCGGTAAATTCGGAGGGGTATGGGAAACTGCCATTTGAATGTGCCGAACAGGACACCATCGCCACCTTCCCACTGGGTTTCGGTATCACCGTCCAGAGCCTTAAAGGCCGAGTAGTCAGCACCAGCAGCTTTGTGGACACTGCTGGCGGTAAGTTGCCCCCAGGTATCATCAGCCGTAAAGATGGGCTGTGTCCACGGTTGCCATTTGTATTTGGATTCATCAATTAGCACAGGCTCACCTCCAAGCTGTCGATGCGGTCATATTTCGTGGTATCAATGGCGATGTGTTTCATAAGGCCATAGTTGATGTCGGTATCCTCGCCGATGAAGTTGTAATCGGATTTCAGCACAAAGGAATCGCCATCCACCAACACAACGCTGTGGTCGTAATGACCGGGGTTGTAGACATCCAGCGTAAAGGTCTTGATGATGACGGTGTCCGTGAGATTTTCGTTCAGAGCAAAAACCACATAAGCCTGTGCATCGTAACGAATGCGGGAGATGCTTTCGTTTGCACCGCTCTCCTGCGGCGGTTCTGCCACGACCCCGTATTTCTCGGTAAACACACGATAGCCGAATGCAGCAGGATAACCCGAAGCAATCCGTTCCACGAATTCCGTGACTTCAATGCGCCCGTCCCAGCCGGACAAGCCGGAAACAAGCCCCTGGCCACTGATGGTAGCACGGATTTGCCCTTCGCCAATCTCCACCGTGCCGTTCTCGGCAGAAAGTAGAACAGCAAACCGCTGCCCCACATTGGAGGCAACGGCTGTAATCGGGTGGAACAGGGTCAGAATGTGCTGTCCATCCTTGAAGTTGTCAATGGGGTAAAAGGTGGTTTCTTCCTCCAGGTCATTCTTGTAGGTGACCTTGAGCATGACCGCCCCATCGGTCGGAAGGTTGAGGGTCATTTCCTTGCCCTCGGAGTCCGTGGCGACCACTTGCTGTGTGCCTTTTTCGGGGTTGGCTTTCAGCAGTATCTCCGCAAGAAAGGTCGCGCTCGTTTCCTCGGCCGCCACATACTCAATGGAGAGAACCTCCTGCGGCGTGGTCTTGATGAGGAACGGCGCAGCGTTGATGAAGTTGTAGTAGATGATTTTGCCCGCTTCCACCTGGTTGAGCAGCCCGGTGATGTTCTTGTCATTCTTGCTCTTGGCATCAGCCAGCCGTGGGTTCTTGCCCACGCACTTGATGGTGTGCTTGCCGTTGATTTTGTAGGTGTATCCCGTGATACAGGTGCGGGACTGCTCATCGGCATGACCGCCGGAGAAAGTCAGTATATCACCCACATCAAGGGCAGGGTTGCCGATGGTGGTGGAGTCGAAAGGCACATAGTCGATGACAGAGATAGCTTGAAGCACCGCTTCGAGGACGCGCTTGCGGGTTTCGTCCAGGCCGTATTGGAGCAAGGGGCTGACACCAAGATTCATGGTCAGCCCATCGTCCGGGTCGAGGGCATAATACTCTGCTGTCTGTGTGCGCTGGTTGGTGGAACTGATGGCCGTGTAACGGGTCTTGAAATCCGAAAAGCTGCTGGAAAACCGCTGCGTGTTCGGCACATCCAGCACGGGCGAGGTGCCGTAGGTCTTGAACACCAACTGCCCCGCGCGATTGATGGAGGCAAAACACGCCATCGACTGTGCCAGGTAGTAAATCAGATCTCGCCAGGTTTCGATGTCGTTGTCGCTGTATACACCAAATACCTCTTTGCCATTGGGCAGAGCCTCGATGTCGGCTTGCTCCATGCCAATCTCAACCTTGCAGGCTTTGGAAGCAAGGGTCAGAAGCTGCCAGGGCGTACCGCTTGAGATGGCGTTGCCGAAGGACTGCTCAAACCAGAGCATACGGTCGTATGCCTTGATTTCCAGGCAATGGATGGTGCGGTTTGCTTCGGACACCTCAAAGATTCCCATCGGCACCTCCTCGTACTCGCCGCTGTCCAGCCGGAGGTGATAGAACAATTCCACCTGTGCGCTGTCCAGCGTATAGCGGTCTATGTCCAGGAGCAGGGTCAGACCGAGTTCAGCGGCATACACTGTGCCGAGTTCGATTTCGCTGCTCCCACAGCATTGGTGCGTGATGTACCCGCTGCCCTTGACGATATCGTCATTGGTGAACGGGTACTCCACGCCCTTTGCCGTTGTGATTTTGCCTGTCCAGTAAAAGCTGCGGGTGTTTTTCTGCACCGCTTCCAGGAACGCTTCACTCACCGAATACATAAAAACACCCCTTTCTCAAAATTCCTTTAGGTTGAAGGACACCGTCCACAAGCCTTTGTAGGAGGTGTCCTTTTCCAGCTTGGCGCGGTATCCCTCGATAAACATCTCTGCCGGCCGCACCTCCAAGGTTTCGGTGTCAAAGAACTCCACATGGATTTTCGGCATCTGCTTGTAGGCGGTCAGTTTCTTCAGCCACAGCGGCGAAACGGAAAATGCCACAGCGATGGTGTGTACTCCGGCTCGAACCACATCACGCTGCTGGGTTCCGGCTTCTGTTTCGCCGGAGGAGTCCGCTTCCACATCATCCATCGAAATATCATAGGAAGTCGGGAGCGGAAGGTTCTCGCCCTCAAAAGCGAGGTATTGGATATAAGCCAAGGGTCACACCTCCTTATCTGCCGCCGGAGCGAAGATTCTGTCTGCTCTGCGCATTGACAATGACCTCGTCCAACAGCGTGTTACCAAGATACACCGGGATGGAAATGGTGCTGTTGTTTTGCGTTGCGACCGCTTCCACCATTTCACGGATGCCGGACAGCAGAGCCGAAACGGAGCCGTCCGAAGTGCCGCCGGACACGGTAGCCGCACCCGCCATTTGCGTTGCCGCCACGGTGGGGCTGATGACCATATCGGAAGCAACGCCCTGCACCGCGCTGGCAATCATGCCACGGCTCTTCTCAATGCCCTGGGCAAGCCCCGACATGAAGTCGGGCATCCAACTCTCGTAGTCGGTCAGAGGGCCTTCGTCAGGGACGGAGAAATGCAGGAACGATTTGATGGTGCTTGCCACATTGCTGACCGCATCCTTGACCTTGCCGATGCAGCTTTTGATGCCGTCCACAATGCCGTTGATGATGTCGGCACCCCAGCTAAATGCGGATGAAGCCAGCCCCTTGATGAAGCCGACCGCATTGTTGAACCCGGTCTTGATGGTGTTGACCACATTATTCATGGCATTGGAGATGCCGGAAACAATGGCATTCCAAATGCTGGTGACCGTGGACTTGATGGCATTCAGCACCGTGGTGACTGTGTTTTTGATGCCGTTCCATACCGTGGTAAACAGGTTCTTGATGGTGTTCAGCACATTAGTAATGACCGTGGCAATGGCATTGATGATGGTAGTGATGGCGGTTTGGATTGCCGTCCAAATCGTGGTGAACACGGTCTGAATGGCGGTGAGGACGGTGGTAATGGTCGTGGTGATTGCCGTCCATGCCGCCGATAGAAAGTTGGCAATGGCCGTGACAATAGTAGAAACTACTGTTTGAATGCCAGTCCATACCGTAGTAAAGAACCCGGCGATGGCGTTCCAAATCGTAGTAGCCACCGTTTGGATGCCCGTCCACAGGTTCGTGAAAAAGGTCGCTATGCCGTTCCACGCAGCGGTCGCCACTTCGGTGATGGACTGCCACAGGTTCGAGAAGAACTCGGCGATGGCATTCCAAACGCTGATGCAGACCGCCTTGACCTCCTCCCAATGGGTGATGAGCAGATAGCCAATAGCAATGACCGCGGCAATGGCGGCGACCACAGCCAACACAGGCAAGCCAACGCTGGCGATGACCGGGATGATGGCGCTGATGGCACCGCTCAAGGTGGAGAACAAGCCCATCAACCCGCTGATGCCGGAAACGATAGAGCCGACCGCGCTGATGACCTTGCCGACTATAACAAGAACCGGCCCAACGGCGGCAACGATAAGAGCAATGCGAACAATCATCTCTTTCGTGCCGTCCGACAAGCCGGAGAACCATTGTGTGAAGCCACGAATCATCTGTGCCAGGTCTTGCAAAATTGGCCCCAGCACATTGGAAATCGCCTCGCCGAGTTCTGCACCCGCCAGCTTCATGTTGTTCATGGCGGTGGTGAAATTGTCGATGCCGTCCTTGGTGGCATCGTAGGTGTCGCCGACCACACCGCTGTATTCGGACATGGATGCGGAGAGGTCATCAAAATTCAGACGACCTTCCTTGATGGCCTGTACCATTTCGGGTGCGGCCTTGGCACCAAACAACTCCGTGGCAATGGAGAGAGCCTCGGTTTCGCTGCTGGCGTTCTTGATGGAATCAACCGTAGCCTTGAGGGCTTCGTCCATCGTCAGCCCATCTGCTGTGGCATTCTTCAGAGCCTTTTTCAAGCCAGCCATAGCGGTGGTGGCATCGACACCGTTGGCTTCCAACTGCGCCAGGAGGTTTACGGACTGTGCGGCATTCAGCCCCATCTCTTTAAGGGTGGAGCCGTTGGTGAGCAGACTGTTCTGCAAGGTATCCACGCTGATGCCCGTGGCCTGTGCCTGTTTGGTCATAAGGCCGAGCAACCCGGAGGCATCCGAGGTTTCCAGGCCAAACGCCTTGATGATTTTTGCGGTGTTGTCGATAGAGGTGTTCAGATCAGTGTCATTGATTTCGGCGAACTGGATGAACTCCTTGGACATATCCTCAAGGGATTTCCCGGTCAGCGCAAACTTGGTGTTGACCTCACCGATGGCGACTGAAACGGAATCCATATCGGTCGGCATAGAGCCGAACACATTATCTGCGCTATCGCAGAGACTTTCGAGAGCATCCCCGGTGGCACCTGTTTTTTGGATGATGGTGTCGTAACCGCTGTCCACCTCGTTGAAAGCAGCAATAGAAGCGGCCCCCACCGCAACGATGGGAGCCGTAACATGGGTGCTTAATGTGGTGCCTACGCCGGAAATTTTATCACCGACTTCGGAAATTTTGGAACCGGCCGCTTTCAGCGTTGCCTGGATGGAACTATCGGTGTCCTTGGCGGCTTTTTCCAGATTTTTGAGTTCGTTTTCGGTTTCGATGATTTCTCGCTGCCACGCATCGTACTGCTCCTGGGTGATGTCGCCATTTTTCAGAGCCTTGTCCAAATCCTCCTGCGCGCCCTTGAGGGCGGTCAGCTTCTCCTTGGTCTCGGAAATGGACTGCGCCAGCAGCTTTTGCTTTTGGGCGATGAGTTCCGTGTTGGTGGGGTCCAGCTTGAGGAGTTTTTCCACATCCTTAAGCTGGGCCTGCGTGGACTTGATTTCCTTGTTGACATCATTGAGGGCTTTGGTAAGACCTGTGGTATCACCGCCAATCTCGACCGTGATGCCCTTGATTCTGTTTGCCACGCTATTCCACCTCCTTAAAACCTGTCAAAATCGTCCTGCGTAGCCAACTGCGGGTATTTGTAGCTGTCGTTGCCGCTTTCTGCGTACATATCGTTTACAAGGCCAATGGAGAGCAAATCCAAGTCACGGATGGAAATGCCCAACTGTACACAGCGCAGCAAAAACAGCGGGGTCGTCATTTCTCGCTCACTCTGGCGAAGTTTTTTTTAGACTCGATATCGGACTGGATGTTCAGACCCCACAGCTTGATGATTTCGGGAAGAATCTGATAGATGGAGAAGGTGGAGAAGCCATCCAGCCAATCCTCTGGGGAATCCGGCACCTCTTCGGGCTTTGCGTGTTTTGCCATGACATAGGCGATGTTCTCGAACATCTCCAAAGAAAACAGGTCGAGGTTGGACTCCTTTTCATCGGAGCCACCCACGGCCTTTTCCAAAGAACGCAAATCCTTGTAGATGTCGCGCTGGAACTTCATGCGGTAGATGCGAGGAATGGCAGCACTGGCCTTGAAGGCCACCTGTTTGTCATCAATTTCAATGGTTTTGCTCATGCTCATAATCCTTTACCTCCGATTAAGTGGTGGATTTGGTGGAAGTCGTGGTGGTTGCCGTTGTAGTAGAAGCCTTGGACAGCACCGCAGCCTCTTCGGCAGCGGCCGGCAGATACACGGTCTTGTACCAGTTGGCGTAGGTGGTGGCATCGGTGGCATCGCCAGTTTTGGCCTTGACCATACCGCTTGCAAGCGGGGTAGCCTTGATGGTGAGTGTTTCTGTCTGTACTTCCTTGCTGTCCTCGTTGGTCTTGCCCTCAATCTTGGGACGGGAGGCAGAGCAGTTATACAGGGCGTGGCGAATGTGCTTCTGATCACCATCAAACTCAAAGAGCAGAGCGAAGGAAGCCAGTTCAACCTCAGAGTTTTCGATAAGCACACCCTTGGCATCCAGCGTCTCTTTCAACACCTCTGTGCGGAAAGATTCCGGGATCATTGCCAGTTCCAGGTCGCCATCATAACCCATGTTGTTGTTGATGACATAATAAGCCACGCCATCGGCGTAGAAGTTTTCCGGCTCACCGTTGGCATCCAAGGAGATGGACACGGAACCAGGCATCGGCGTAGGGGTGCCAAAGGATACCGCGCCGTCCTCGGCGATGGTGAGCAGCGCATAGTGCGCGTTCTTCAGATTGAATTTGACTTTGTTGTTTTTATCAGCCATGATTCAGACCTCCAATTCATAAAGCACTTCGTACAGATGCTCGGAGGCAATCCATACTTCGCTTTTGGTGTAGTAAAGTTCGTGTTGGGTCAGCACCGCATCGATGCGGGCCTCCAAATCCGGGTCTTTGATATCCGTGTACAGTTCGATGTTCAGTTCGTTGGAACTGAAGTAGACCAAACCGTCTGCGGCAAAGTTATCGGTGCCCGGATAGAGAAAGCAAAGAAACGGAGGGTCTGGGGATTCACCCTCCGCAAAATGGTCATAGGCAGATGGCAGTTGCATTTCAGCCACCATCGCCAGCACTTCATCGTGGTTCATCCCGACAGACCCTCCTCGATTTTCTTTTCCAGTTCACTCACGCCTTTTTCTTCGGCGGGAGCGATATGGGGAATCGCTGCCACTCTGCCGCCGCCCCGCTTGGCGTGACCATGCTCAAGGAGATGTGCGATTTGGTAGCGGGTGGCAGAATGGACGACCATCGTCAGCTTGGTGGAGGTTTCCTCGGTCGCCTTGGCACGCCAGCTTTTCTTGTACTTGCCGGAGTCCACAGGCGCGGTCGCCTCGATTTCTTTCTTGACGGTTTTGGCAGAATCCTTCACGGCATCCTTGAGGGTGTCCGTAGCCACGGTGGCGTACTTCTCCATTTCCTCCATGATGGCATCAGCCATATCGCCAATCTGTACTCTTTGCGCCATGCGCATCACCTCTTTCGCAGGGTAGCTTTGAACTTCAAGCTGTTGTTCTTGAAGCCCATCGGGTCAACATAGGAAATATCGTAAATCCGGCCCCGGAACAGTACTCGGTAGCCGGAGGGGGTAACGACAGACAGTTCGCTGCAATAGCGGACTGTGAAGGCCAGATTTTCCGTTTCGTTTGTGGTTCCGGCACTCTCGCTCTCATTGCCGCTGGCACCGCTCACGGTGGCATAGCAGGAAAAGTAATCCTCCCAGCGGTTGATGTGGTTGCTGACTTTGTCCACGATGACGGTGGTTTTCTGGACTGTGATACGGCTGTTGAGTGCGGCGATGTCCATCAGAACACCTCCCGGCGCACACCGAACAGCAGAGAGCGAAGCATGGTCACCAGTTCATGGTGGTCAGCTTCCTCCCTGTGTTCGTACAGGTACGCCACCGCATACAGCACAGCGATTCGGGTGGATGCGGCTTCCTCGGTCAGAACCTTGCTGTCCACACGCGCCACATCCATGCAGAGCCGTTCAGCCGTTTCAACCAGCCCGGTGATGAACGAATCCTCATCGGCAGAATCAACGCGCAGATACAGCTTGGCTTCTTCCAGGGTAATCAGCACACAGCCCACCTCCTTAAAAACTATGGTGGTCTGCCAACCGAAGCCAGCAGACCACCGTGGGATTACGCCTTGAGCGTCATGGTCTTGACCGCTTCGGGCAGGATCAGCTTGCCGTCCACACGCTCGGAAGCGAGGAAACCGACCTGGCCGTTGGGAGCGTACAGTTCGTTGAGGCGCTTGAAGCTGCGGCCCTGGCGGTCGGCAATCCAGTAGTAACTCATATCGCCGAAGGCCATGACCTTGTTGCCAGCGGTCATATCGGGAATGAAGTTGCTGGTGTAGTAGGGACGGTTCAGAATCATGTCCGGCTGACCGACCACAACGGAGGGCTGCCAGATATAATTGCCGTTGCCGTCCTTCAGCTTACGCAGAGCCTTGACGGTGGTGTCATTCAGCAGCCACACGGCCTTGTGGCGGTAAGGTGCGCGCAGAGAGTGGTACAGGTCCATGACATCATCGAAGGTGATGTTGGCACCAGCGGTGGTCACGCCATCCTGTGCGCTGCCGAACAGACCCGTGGGTTTGTTGGAGCCATCACCAACGAAGAACGCTTCCTCTTCCTTGGTACCGATGCGGCGGGCAAACTCGGTTGCGATGTAGGCTTCTACATCAAAGATGCTGTCGTTCAGCAGCTCATCGGAAACCTTGATGGCAGTACCCAGCTTGTAGGCGCTGATGGTGGTCTGACCGAAGGTGTCCTCGCTATCGGGATACAGACCGCCCTCTTCCATCCAGGCAGCTTCGCCGTGGCCAGTGACGATGGGAATCTTGCGCTCACCGCTGGCGGTGTGGATGACGGTCGCCAGGGAGCGGAAGAAGTTCTCCTCCTTGAGCGCATCGACCAACTGGCGCTCGTACTCGTCCGGCACCAGGTAACCGCCCTCGGAGTCGGTGCCGATGTTCAGAGTGTTCTTCACATCAAAGAAGTTGCGGCGGCGAATGCTGTCCCAGAACGCCTGCTTATAGGCATCGGAGGCACGGCCGGTCTTCTGAGCGTTTGCCGGAGTGGTACCGGGCTGATTGGTGATGGGGTCGCTGGTCGGACGAGCCAGTTCGGCATCGAGCGCGGCCTGCTTTTCGAGGCGGTCGATTTCTTTGCCCAGCGCAACCACCTCAGACTCCATTTTGTCGTAGGTGGCGGTGTCCTCGGCAGATACGATGCCCTTGTTATCACGCTTGGCATCCAGAAACTTCTTGGCAGCATCCCATGCGGCAGCACGCTTTTCGCGCAGTTCCAGAATCTTGTTCATAATAAAATCCTCCTGTTAGTGAGCGATGACGCTCAGTCTTTTTTCGAGTTGGTCAGCGGGTGTACCCGGCACGGCGGGCTTCGGGGGCATGAGTTTGGAGAGCAGCGAGTTGGTCACAGCGGCACGGGAAAACATCATAGCCGGGAGAGCCTCCTCGTCCTTCTGCTCCGGGTCGGGGTCAGAGAACAGCACTTTATCTGCAAAGCCCAATTCCACCGCCTTGGTGGCGTTGAACCAGGACTCGGCATCCATAAGGTGAGAAATCTTAGAACGGGACATCCCGGTCTTGATTTCGTAGGCGTTCATGATGGACTCCTTGACCTCGTCCAGCATGGAGATGGCTTTCTGCATTTCTGCGGTATCGCCAATCGCCACGGTGGCTGGGTTGTGAATCATCATCATGGCAACCGGGGACATCTGCACCTCCGTGCCAGCCATAGCGATGACCGAGGCGGCAGAAGCCGCAAGGCCATCAATCTTGACCGTCACATTGTGCGGGTAGTCCATCAGCATATTGTAGATTTGGGCTGCGGCGAAGCAGTCGCCGCCGGGGCTGTTGATCCACACGGAGATGTCGCCCTGGCACTGTTGCAATTCCTGCTTGAACAAGCCGGGGGTGACCTCATCGCCAAACCAGGTCTCATCGGATATTTGACCGTTGAGAACCAGTACGGACGGTTCACCTTCGTTGCGGACCCAATTCCAGAATTTCTGTTTCATTGAGTACCTCCTGTGTTTTCTTCGGGAGCCGGAGCCTGTCCGGCAAAGATGCCAGCATCGGCCAGCTTGGTCATGTTGCCGTTGATGAGATAAAGATCGCCGCCCTCTTCCGGGGCAATAGGGTTCAGATCTTCCATCTCACGGATGTCGTTGGCACTCATCCAGCCGTTCTGCCTTGCGGTGGCGTAGCCTGTCATGCGACTTTGGTAGTCGCCACGGAGCAGACCATCCACATTCAGCTTGATGAAATACTGTTTTTTCTCGTCCGGCAGAAGCAACGACCGAGCAAGGGCTTGCTCCCAGCGGATGACCCAGGGGTCAAGCGTGTATTTCACGAACTCCAAGGACTGCTGTTCGATGTTGGAGAAGCTGGACTTTTCCAGGTCACCGACCATGTGGGGCGGGATGCGATACAACCGAGCAATCTCGTTGATTTGGAATTTACGGGTTTCGAGGAACTGTGCCTCTTCCGGGGGAATACCGATTTGCTGGTATTTCATCCCTTCCTCAAGCACAGCAACCTTGTGGGCGTTGTTGCTGCCCTGATAGATGCTGTTCCAGGAATCGCGCACCTTGGCGGGGTCTTTCAGAACGCCGGGATGTTCAAGCACACCACCGGGATTTGCACCATTGGCAAAGAAGCTGGCCCCGTATTCCTCACAGGCGATGGTCATGCCCACAGCGTTGCGGGCCATTGCAATCGGCGAGTAACCCATAAGGCCATCGAATCCCAATCCGGGGATGTGCAGCACATCTTCACGCCGGAGCATGACCGTGCCGTATTCCTTGAAGTTGGGGTTCTCGTCCGAACTGCGGGTGTAAGCGTAGTAGATTTCTCCGCTTTTGTCCCGGTAGACGGTCATCTTGTTCGGGAGCAGCGGGTAAAGCGCAACAACCCGTCCTGCACCATCCCGAATGATCTGCGCGTAAGCATTGCCCCAAATGAGCAAATGGCTCATAAGGGTTTCCCGGAACACAAAGGAAGTCATCTCGCTGTTTGGCTCATCGTGGAGGATGTGGTACAGCGGGTGGTCGAACACACGCTCCTTGCCAGCACCCTTGTAGCGGTAAACATGAAGCGGCAAGGACGCGATGGCTTCTGACAGAATGCGGACACAGCTATAAACTGCTGTGGTCTGCATGGCAGTAAACTCATTCACGCTCTTGCCGCTTGTGGTTGGGCCGAACAAAAAGGTGTAGTCGGAGCCTGTATAGTAGTCGGTGGGCTTGTCCCGCGCTTTACCGAACCGGGACAGAATGGGAATTTTCATGGCGTTACCTCCTGAAAAATGGCATGAAAAAAGCACCCACCCGGAATTGGGTGGATGCTTAAAGCAAAATGGCAATTATTTGTATTTCTGTGCTATCTTGTCGATGCTTGGCAAATAGCTGTGGATGCGCTCATAATACCGAACATGAGCTGCGACCGCCTCTGCGGCCTTTTGCTGTGCCTGTCGCCCGAAGTCCTCTCCGATGTGAATGAGAAAGTATTCGGTTGCTGCCATGTTCATGGTGCGCTTGTATTCTTGCCCCGCCAGCATATATTGCAAATTGTTGATGTAGTCACCAGCAGAGCCGGGGTCCATGCCAGTCTGGTGATATACTTCGGCTCTGGCATCAATGCCAGCCATTTCCTTGCGGTAGACTTTGATGCCATATTCATAAGCACAGCTTATCATGCTGTTTGAAATTTTCATGGTATTACGCCTCCTTTTCCATCATAGTAACACGGAAAGGTGCGTATGGGAAGTTGATTCTTTGCCGTCAAACACTGTTACTGACGAGGAGCGGTTAAAGATAATTTTAACCACCCAGCGTCAAACACGGCTGCATATCAGAAAGCAAGGATTCCTCGCTGGTCGTAAACGCTGGTGGTATCGCCGCCGTTGCGGATGCAGCGGTCAAGCCCCATGATGAGAGCCACGATGCCGTCAATCTTCTCTACTGATTTTGCCTTGGTGGGCTTGATGTTTCCGGCGGGGTCTTGCTCCATGACAACATTCTGCGCCATCCATTTCAGCACGGGGTTGCCACCGTGATTGATGCTGCCCTCCATCAACAACTTATACAGTTCCTTGGACGGCGGAGACATATCTTTGAAGCCCTGGCCGAATGGCACCATGAGGAAACCCATGTCCTCAAGGTTCTGCACCATCTGCGTGGCGTTCCAACGGTCATAGGCGATTTCTTTGATGTGGTAGGTTTCGCCGAGTTGCTCGATGAACTTCTCAATAAAACCGTAGTGGATGACATTGCCCTCAGTGGTTTGGATGAAGCCCTGCCGTTCCCACACATCATAGAGAACATGGTCACGGCGGCATCGCAGTTCCAGCGTTTCCTCCGGCAACCAAAAGAACGGAAGAACGATGTACTTCTCATCTTCTGTCCTGGGCGGGAACACCAATACCAGCGCTGTAATATCGGAAGTGGACGAAAGGTCGAGTCCGGCATAGCAGTCCCTGCCTGCCAACGAAGGAATGTCAATGGGCAGATTACCTCGCTCGTAGATATGCTCTGGAATCCACACCACGGTGGAGTTCGTCCAGATATTGAGGCGTAGCTGCTTGAACACATTTTCTTCGGCGGGGTTTTCGAGGGCGTTTTTATATGCCTCCCGAACACGGTCAATGGCGATGGTGTGTCCGAGGGACGGATTGGCTTTGTACCAGTTCGCTTCCTCGTTCCAGTCATCGGCATCGGTCAGCCCATATACGACCGGGTAAAAAGACACATCCTTTTTCCGACCCGCCATGATATCCAGGGCTTTGGTGTGCAGTTCATAGCAGATGGACTGTTTGTCCGTGCCGGCCGTGGTGATGATGAAGAACAACGGCTGTTCACGGGCATCGCCGGAGCCTTTGGTCAGAACATCGTAAAGGCGGCGGTTCGGCTGTGCGTGGATCTCATCGAAAACAAGCCCAGACACATTCAAGCCGTGCTTGGTACCCGTTTCTGCGGAAAGCACCTGGTAGAATCCGGCATTGCTGTAGTTGACGATGCGCTTGGTGGCGGCGGTGATTTTCGACCTCTTGTTCAGAGCGGGGGACATTAGAACCATCTGCTTGGCAACATCAAAAACGATGGATGCCTGGTTGCGGTCACAGGCGGCACCATAAACTTCGGCGCTGGCCTCTCCATCGGCGTAAAGCAGATACAGCGCAATCGCCGCAGCCAGTTCCGACTTGCCCTGCTTCTTGGGGATTTCCACATAGGCGGTGAGGAACTGCCGCTTGCCGTTGGCCTTGACGATGCCGAAGATGTCCCGCACGATTTGCTCCTGCCAGGGCAACAGCAAGAACTTCTTGCCAGCCCATTTGCCCTTGGTGTGGCAGAGGTTTTGAATGAATGCAACCGCCCGGTCGGCCTTGGCCTTGTCGTAATGGGAGGTCGGCAGCATGAACGGTGACGATTTGTACTGGTATGCCATTACTCATCACCACCACCCAGCAACTGCTCCATTTCGTCAGCCGGGTCGGGCGCGCCATCACCGCCAACGATGCGGCTCCGGGCAGAGGGAGTAAGCCCGAACTGCTCACAGAACTTCAGCATGATTTTCTGATTGGTTTGGGCGATGCTGACCTGGGGAACCTGTTGCAGATAGCCGTTGGGGGTGCGGACCATCGTGCCATGCTGGGTGATGAACTCTTCGGCTTCCTTCCAGCGGGCGTAGGCTTGGCAGTACCCTGCAAAAGCCGCCATATCCATTTCGGTCAGAAGCCCCAACTGTTCGAGGATTTTGCCCATGCGCTTCCACTCTTTTTTTGCTTCGTCCTCAAGCCACCCAGGGCAGCGGGGGGCTTTCTTGCCAGGGGACGGCTCATTGGGATTCAGCGGGCGACCGCCAGGGTTGCCTTCCAGCACCTTGAGCGCAGTCGGCTTCGGCTTTCTTCCTCTCTGTGCCATATCCCACACCTCCTCTCAATGAAAAATGGGCAACAAAAAAAGACCCCGAAAGGTCTTGTGTACGAGAAACAGCCCCCAGCGAGGGGCCGCTTCTGTGGGAATGTGTGTTAGTTGTACTTCTTCAAAAGGTGGGCGTAGACCGCCTTAGCGCCTTTGTCGGTGGGGCGGACATCCCAACCCCTGTCATAGTTAGCGAGGGCTTTATGGTCTTTAGAAATCCACAGCTTGGAAATGCGACCCTCGTTGATGCCGAACTCACTGCCTTCCTCGAAGTGCTTGATTTGAAAATCGTAGCCGTTAATCGTTCCTTTTGTCCACATGGTTTGTACCTTCCTTTCTTTTGTTATACACATATTCGCTCTAAAACCACTATTTATCCAGTCATTTCAGAGGAATAAATGTACCAAAGATACGGAAATGGAACTGTGTAAATCACAGCAGCTTGGAGAAGCGGTCAACGCCCGGAATAAGGTTCAGCGACCCGCCTGTGTCCCAGGCAACAAGGATGTCGCCGATGTCGTCCACGCCCCGCACGGTGCCTTGTGCCCCGCTTGGCGGGGCCTGCGGGTCGTCCATCTCAATCAGCACGATGCGGGTGCCAGCGGGAAAGCTGGTGCGAAGCTGCTCCAAGGGAATGTCAGCCATAGTAACCAACCTCCTTCAGCATCTTCCGTGCCAGCTTTTTGCCCACGCTGTCAGCCAGGGCGTTTTCCAGCACCTTTGAGTTAAAGCCAAAGCGGTAATAGCCCTCAAGGCAAATATCGTAGTAGTGGAGAGTGGGCATACCAAGCGGCCGCTCCTCATGCATGATATACACGATGGCATCGGCCTGGATGACTTCCGAATCCGAAAGCAACGAATGGATGCTAACAGGTAGAAGCCGTTTGTAGTAGAAGCTGGGGCAACCCTCGTAGCGGTCAAGGTTTCGCTCGTCCCGCTCGGAGATTTTCCAAACCAGCACGGGGACGGTGCATCCTGCTTTGGGTTCGATGGTGAGGTAGCTGCCTGACTGGCTTCCCTTGAACAGAAGCTGATAGTCGGGAATGTCGGCGGTGCCAACATACACCGCATCGGGACACCGCTGTGCCATTTGCCCCATCGACAGGTTGCTACCGTAGGCAAGGTAGTATTTTTCTTTCATGCTGAACCATCCTTTCTGAAGGAAAGACCCTTCTACCACCTAAAGACCGCCGAAGCGGTCTAAAGGGGGCCTGCGGCTAATTCCTTCAAGCGGCGCGCCCGAAGCGGAATGCTGTGTCGCCGTCAAGGTTGCGGGTGAGAATGTCCCGTGCTGTGGCAAATTCCTCGCCAATGAAGCCCAGGCGAAGGAGCCAAGTCCGCATGGCGTATTTGGGGTTCTCGACCTGAGGCTGTTTCGGGCTTGCCTTGGAGGAGGTTTTTGCCATTTGGCTCAAGGCGAGGCAAAGCTGAATGTAGCTTTTCAACTCCCCAGCGTGAAGTCCGCCCTTGCGGTCGCCGTTGGGGTTGGCGAATTGGAAGCAGCGGAATTCAACAGTGCCGTGGGTGAAGCAAGCGTGGTAGTTGAGCATATGGTAGCGGCTGTTGTTGTAATGCTCGTTTCTGCGGTAGTCGGCGTTTTGGCTTTCGTACCATACATCCGAAAGGGCGCGCATGGTGGTGGGCTTTCTGCGGTTGAGGGTTTCGAGGAACCGCTGGTCTACCGTGCGGCAGTACCGTGCGATGCGGCCCTGGTCGAGGCGCATTGCGGAAATCAAAAGGTTCTCGTGGCTTGCCATGATGTTGGCGAGGTTCCGCAGGGTCTTGGGGGTGTGGTCGCCCAAGCCGATGTGGATGTGGACTCCGCACATATGGGCGGGGTCGCTTTTCGCCCCAGCGTGGCGAAGCTGGCGGATGATTTCCTGCAAGTCCTCGATGTCGCTGTAGTGCAGGATGGGGGTTCCCATCTCGGTCTTTTCGGTGTCGCAAGCTGCCTGGATGCTGACATCCCGTGTGATTTTCCATGTCCGCCCCTGCGTGTCTTTGCAGGACCAGGAATCGTAGGAACCGTAGTCGTGGCTGACGGTGTTCTCGGTGTGGAAGTAGGCTGCGATGGCTTTGCAAGCGTTCTGGCGGGTGATGTTATACATCTCAACCTCGACCCCGATGGTCTGGTTTTTCATGGCGGCGATTTGGTTGGTAGTCTTTTCGTTCATAATATGTGCTTCCTTTCGGCGTTTGTTTTCCCTTTCGGTAGTCACATATTCGCACTAAAAGCACATATTATCCAGTCAATTCGCAGCTATAAAGTACACAATCATTCGGGGCAGGAGTTGTGTGTATTATCGCAGTTTATTCCTCGTCAGAGTCACTCTCGGCGGTCTGCATCTCTGCCTTTTTGGCGGCGCGTTTGGCCTTTTGGTCAGCCTTGAACTTGTCTACCTCCTCGGCAGTGCGGAACGCTGTGTTGCCCTTCAACCCCGCCAGCAGGGCTTTGCGGGACTCTTTGCCACCCAAGCCCGTAAGCCCAAGCTGAAGGAGCCAAATGCGGAGGTAGTATTTCTCATTCTCCGGCTCGACCCTGGTGGGGCTGATGCGGTGGGCATCCTTGGCTCTTGCGACCATGAACGCCGCCACTTCGGCGTAGGCACGGTTCTTGAATGCATCCTCCGAAACGGGGAAGGTAAACTCGACCTCGCCAGGAGCAAAGGCTATACCTTTCCATTCGCCCGTATCCTCAGAAAGGATGGAACTGAACACGCCAGCATCATCGGTGGGGGCCTTTTCCAGAGCATCCACCAGACTGTCGCTGATGACGAAGTTCTCCCGCTCGGTAACCTTGTTCAAAAGGTACTGGCGGGCGTGGAGCGTGTACACCAGGTTCCGCATCCAGGCGGCGTTATCGGTGTCCATCGGAACCTTGATGTGCAGCTCATCGACTTCGGGTTCCACGAAGCCCTTTTCAATCAGATGGTCTTTCAAAGCATCACAGCCTTCCTCGTTTTCGCTGGTAATCACGCTGTTGCGGTCGATGGTGAAGCCGCCGACCGTGTAAGCGAAGGACGGAGGGCCAGCATAGTGCATCTCGGCACCAGTGAACTCGGCGATAGTTTTGACCAGAGCCTTGCGGTCGGTCGTGTTTGTGGTGATCTTCATGGTATGTGCCTCCCTTGTTTTTTTGGTACTACATACATCACTCTAAAAGGCACATAAGTCAAGCAATATCAAGGGTTTGCGGCGACTATTTTTTTGCCGATGGCATAGACAACATTCACGGTCACGCCGTTGCCGGCCTGCTTGTAGAGCTGGGCATCGGAGTTGACTGTAGCAGCTTTTTCAAAGCGGTCATCCGTGAAGCCCTGTAGCCGAAAGCACTCCTTCGGGGTAAGCCTACGGATGCGTACCAGCTTGTCATTCCAAACTACCACGCCGACCGCACCAGAACATGAAAGAGCGTGGGCAAAGCCCTGCCCAACACGAGCGCGGCGGGTCTGCAAAGCAGGATAAGCCAGATCGACCGAGTCACCGGGGTGAGCAGTTTCGTAGCCTTGCTTGGTAGCAGAGCGAAGCGCAATGGCAGCAGGGTCATCCACCTCAACCATCACGCCATGCCTGTCCTGGCTGGTCAGCGTGAACATCGGCTCTTCCGCTTCTTTCATGCGCCGGCCGTTCTGCCGCTTCTCACGGCGGTCGGGGGTCAGCACCGGGTAGGCTTTGCGATGTGGCTCCTCCGCATCGGCACCGACCTCAAGGACACCGCTGTTCTGTGCGGTGTGGTTCACCACCCCAGCGTTATACCGTGCGGTGATGCAGCGGGCGGTGTCCGTGATTTTGGGTGCAACGGCGTTCTGGTCAATCAGATACAACCCCGTTTTTGCCCCCATGCCGCCAGCCTCACTTGCCAGCGTGGCGGAGATGCCGGACGGGTCATATACACGGTAGCCCTGGGAGCCTCCTACAATTTGCTTAAGATTTCCACAGCTTTCTGGGCTGACAGGTAGTATTTCTCGTCCACCTCTGCTTCTAAGATGTCCGATAGTGTACACTCGCTCTCGGTTTTGAGGCACTCCGTAATCTTTGGAGTTGAAAACCTGCCACCCGACATCGTACCCAGCTTCGGCCAGTTCACAGAGATAATCGAGGAAGTCCCATCCGGCATGGCTGTTGAGAAGGCCTTTAACATTTTCGAGGATAACCCATTCGGGTCGATCTTCTTCTTTTTTGCCTTTGAGGAGGTTAACGAAGTTAAAAAAGAGTCCACTTCGGTCTCCGTGAATTCCGGCCCTGCCTCCTGCAATCGAGACATTCTGACAAGGCGACCCAGCAGTCCATACATCTGCGTGAGGAATGTCATCTGGTCGAATTGCTGTGATGTCATCTCCATACCATTCTCCCTTCGTATCGTACATGGCACGGTATGACCGCGCCGCAAATTTATCTTTTTCGCAAAAGCCGACACATTTCATTCCAGCCAGTTCCAGCCCCAGGCGAAAGCCGCCGATGCCAGAGAAGAAATCAATAAAGGTCAGTTGCTCACTCATGACCCACCTCCGCGGCAGGGGACACTTCTGCGTAGGGTACCTGGACCCCATCACGGAGTACAAATACACCATCGCCGGAGCCGACCGCCTCGACATACCGCTTTACAATGACATCCGCAAACTTGGGGTCGAGTTCGATGCCGTAGCAGATGCGGCCGGTTTCCTCGCAAGCCATGAGCGTGGAGCCGGAGCCGAGGAACGGGTCCAGCACGATGCAGTTGCTCATAGAGGAGTTCTGAATCGGGTACGCCATCAAAGCCACGGGCTTCATGGTCGGATGGTCTTTGGATGCCTTGGGGCGGTCGTATTCCCAAATGGTGGTCTGCTTGCGGTCGCTGTACCATTGGTGCTTGCCGCCAACTTTCCAACCGAAGAGGCACGGCTCGTGCTGCCATTGATACGGGGAACGCCCCAGCACCAATGCGTTCTTTTTCCAGATGCAGCAGCCGGATAGATAGAATCCGGCATCGTGGAACGCCTGACGGAAAATCAGTCCCTTGGTGTCGGCGTGGAACACATAGATGGAAGCATCCTGCTCCATGCTCTGCTCCATATTGGTAAAGGCCGCAAAGAGGAATTTGTAGAAATCCTCATCGGGCATATTGTCGTTTTGGATCTTCCCGGCGGTTTCCTGCACATTCACATTGTAGGGCGGGTCGGTCACCACGAGGTTGGCACGGTTGCCGTTCATCAGCGTGGTGTAGGTATCCGGCAAAGTGGAGTCGCCGCAGATCAGGCGGTGCCGACCGAGCAGCCACACATCCCCAGAGCGGGACATGGTCGGCTTCTGCAATTCGGCATCTACATCGAAATCGTCCTCTTTGACTTCCTTGTTGTGTACCTTGGAGAAGAGCTGCTCGATTTCGGGAGCCTCGAAACCCGTGAAGTCCGTGTTGAACTCGGCGGTCTGCAAATCCACAATAAGGTCAGCCAAAAGCTGCTCATTCCAGGCACCCGTGATTTTGTTGAGCGCGATGTTCAGAGCCTTGACCTTGGTTTCGTCCTCGATATGGACGACCACGCATTGCACCTCGGTGTAGCCCAGGTCTTTCAGAACGGTCAAACGCTGGTGACCGCCGATGACCGTCATATCGAAGTTGACGATGATGGGTTCCACATACCCGAATTCCTGGATGGAACTCTTGATTTTCTCGTATTCCTTATCTCCCGCTTTCAGCTTCTTGCGGGGGTTATAGGCGGCGGGGCGCAGAGCATCCACCGACAGCGTTTCCCATTCCATTGCGCTCATTGGTTTTCCTCCTTCAGTTGAGCAGGGCCGACATACGGCTCTCTGCCATCTTCCTCCCGCCAAAACCTGTCACGGACATAACATTCGTGGGAGCAGTATTTTCGGTTCCTGTTTCCATAGGACAAGAAGGTCTTGCCGCAGTTGGAACAGGTCAATTCGTAGTAGGCAGACGGCTTGCGTTGGATGTCGCTCTGATGCGCCGTCCACCAGTCCCGTCTGCATTTGTCTGAGCAGAATTTTCGCTTGCGGCCAGTCGCCGACTGCTGGATTGGCTTCCCACAGCACAGGCAGACCGTTCCGAGCGCCATCTGCTCTTTCATGTTGATGGTCAAGACGGAGGCCAACCCGTCCAGCCCGTGGCTCTTGCAGTAGTTCCGCACGATGTCACGAGACAGCCCAACGACCGAAGCAATGGCGCGGTAACCACCGCCTTGCAAACGGAGGTCGCGTATCTGCTTTGCCTGGAATTCGGTCATTGCTTCACACCCTTTCGCTGAAAAGTAGAAAAGAAAAAGGCCGGAAACTTCACAGAAAAAGTGAAGTTTCACAGCCCTTTGGTGAACTTTTACGCAAAAGAGCCGCCGCTCATCGGGAGGCTACTCCTTCGGCACGGTCGGCTCTTTTGCTGATTTTTATGGTTTTCCTGGGCCGTGGCGGCGCGGGGCGGGTATCCCCCCTAACAAATTCTGCGAAAATTCACGCTTGAGGGGGCACCGGTCTTTTCACCCCACCCCCACAGAGATTCGACCCGCCCCTGGGTGGGGTAAGATTATCTGTAACCCCACTCCTGGAATCTATCCTCGGTCATGGTCTTGGTATCATGACACGATTTACACAGAGGTTGCCAGTTGCTCTCGTCCCAGAAGAGGTGCTGGTCACCTCGATGTGGAACGATGTGGTCAACGACAGTAGCCTTGACCAGCTTGCCTTGGGCGAGGCAACGAACACACAGCGGGTGTGCCTTGAGGAACCTCGACCTGGCTCTGCGCCAGCGGCTGTCGTAACCTTTCTCCTTGGTGCCACGAACATCGTGGGCATGGAGCGGTGCGTGTTCCTCGCAGTACATCGTGCCGTGGGGAACCAGCCTGTTGCAGCCGGGGTGCTTGCACGGTGTGTTCGGACGATGCGGCATGGCTTACTCCTCCCAAGGGAGGCCGGTCTTACCGAAGTGTCCGTAGGAACTGACCTCGTTGTAATCCACATCCAGCAAGCCGAGCCGTTCAATGATGCCTCTCGGTGTGAGGTCATACGAACCACGGATGTAGTCGATAATGGCACCAACAGGGATATGCTCTGTCTGGAAGCAGTCAACAGCCAGGGACACGGGAGCAGCAACGCCAATGGCGTATGCTAACTGAACCTCGCACTTGTCGGCGTAACCCACAGCTACAATGTCCCGCGCAACCTTTCTCGCCATATAGGCGCCGGAGCGGTCAACTTTGGTGGGGTCTTTGCCGGAGAATGCACCGCCACCATGACGGCACATACCGCCGTAGGTGTCAGCGATGATTTTTCGACCTGTCAGCCCGGTGTCCGCAAAGGAGGAACCGATGACAAAGCGGCCGGTCGGGTTGACCAGCCGCTCGAAGTCGGTATTCAAATCGTAGTCCTGCGCGGCGGTTTCCATGACAGCCTCTACCACGGGACGGATGTCCTCAACCATCGTGTCCTCTCTGTGTTGTGTGCTTATGAGAAAGGTGGTAATCCGATGCTGGTCATAGTCAAAGGAAACCTGTGCCTTGGCATCAGGCAGAAGCCTCGGCTCATTCAGTTCCCGCAGCAAGCGTAATGCGTGGGTGGCTACCGCAAACGGGATAGGCAGCAGTTCGGGTGTTTCGTTGGAAGCATAGCCGAACATCATGCCCTGGTCGCCAGCACCTTGATTGCCGTCCACGCCAAGGGCGATGTCGGCGCTCTGTTTGCTCACAAGCACAGTCAGCCGATACTTCTCGGCATTGGGAAGCCCGATGCGGGGAAGCACATCCTTTACCAAGGCCGAATAGTCCGGCTCATGGCTGCTGGTGATCTCGCCCGCAATAGTGATGTCGTAATCCTTGATAAGGCACTCCGCAGCCACACGGCTGTTTTTATCATGACGGAGGCAGTCCGTGACGATGGCGTCGGAGATTTGGTCGCAGATTTTGTCGGGGTGTCCGCAGGACACCTGTTCGCTCGTAAATATCATACTCTCGCTCCTTTCGTATGTACGGGCGGTGGAAAGGATGAAAGCACTGCCCGACCAAAAAGAAAAGAGCCGGAGGATTGCTCCTCGGCTCTCGTTCTTATCTTGGCAAGTATAATAATAGCACACCCAAAAGTAAAAAACAGTGAAAAGGTAGTGCAAAGTTTTTTGAAAATAGAACCCACAATCTACACTTTAGCGTTAGAGCCAATTCTTTCGTGGCTGTTTGATTGAAACTTCCTCGGATATACTAACTTTAGCGTTAGTTGTAATCTTAAAGGAGGTGTTGTGAATGGATGCAAAAGCGTTTGGTGAACGGCTCAAGGCAGTCCGTGAGGCAAAAGGAATGACACAGGAACAGCTTTCTGCCCTGGTTGATATTGGGCCAAACCATCTCAGTTCACTGGAGCGTGGCGTGAAGCTGCCCAGGTTGGAGACTTTTGTTGCCATTGCAAACGCCCTCGGTGTTTCTGCGGATACGCTGCTTTTTGAAGCGGTCAGTGAATCATATCAAGGAAAAGCCTGCGAATTGTCGGATTCCATTGCTGGGCTGCCACCTAAAGATAGAACCCGCATTTTGAAAACTATCGAGGCAATTATTAAAGCATAGAGGAAAGAGCCGCTCGGCTCTTTTTTCATTTCTTCGACAAAATACTGCTATCATTCGACATGATAACCGTGGTATAGTGATGCTAAAGAATTAGTTGCAATACTACGGAGGTATGAATATGAAGAACTTTAAAACTATTCTAAAAGCAGTTGCACAGAAAAACAACACAACCACGGAGAATGTGCTTCGAGAAATGGAGGTCGCCATCGCAATTGGCATGAATGACCCCGACCCGGAGGTACAAGCCAAATGGCGGCAGATTCCATGCAAAGGAAATCGACCCACTCCCGAAGATGTTATTATGTATTATGCAAAACTGCTCAAACCATCGAATGGCATTGTGCAGTAAATGCCAAAGGCAGCCGACCACTATGGCCGACTGCCCTTTTTAATTATATGCCTCTACGGCACCAATCTGTATTTGAAGAGCACGAGTGATCTGCTCCATGATGCGGGCATCGGTCACTGTGCCTTTGTGTTCCCGAAGTTGCTTTTTGTCGATAGCTTCGACCTGTTCAGCCAGGGCGAGGCTGTTTTTCTCCAGCCCGCTCCCGCTGCAACGGGGGATAAACACATGGGTGGGCATAAAGCGCTTCTTGTAAGTGCGGGAGGTCATCGGCACTACGGTGATGACCGGGGAATGCTCGTTTGCACGGTTGTTGCTGATGACCATAGCGGGACGGATACCACGCTGCTTGCAGCTATCGGTGTTCGTTCCAAAATCAACATAGTAGATATCTCCACGCTTGCACATAAAATGCACCTCTTTCAACTCAATAAGTAAGCGACCATTTCTTTCTCATGGTCATCGTATAATTGGCTCAGTTCTGCAATGGCAGTACGCCTGTAATACCCGACTTGGCGGCGGCTGATAAAGTAGCTTTCAGCCACCGTATCCCATGTCATGCTGCCAACGGTCAAATCATACAGAACCTTCCCGGCGGTATCATGCAGGGAACGGACGGCACTTTCAAAGAAACGCAGTTCCTCGGACAGTTCGAGGTATTTCCGGGTAAGGTATTCATACCAGTCACGGTTGGCTTCCTCCATGCGCTCGTGGTAACTGAGTGCGATGGATTCGGGCTTGTTGGAAATATTGCTGGTTTGAACACGCTCTCCTTCCGGCTGTCCGAAATTCATGGCCTCAATCATCTCATCCTCAGAGATACCCTTGAAGTCCTTGATTTGCAGTTCGAGGCACCGAGCCTCTACTTTCATTTTGGGATATTCCTTTATCAACTTTTCAACCCGTTCGCTCATGCGGCACCTCCGATTCTGGCCTTAACAGCGGCAATCAGGGCGGACTGCCGAGTGTCCTTCAATTCAAGCGCCCGCATGACATCTTCGTCATGGGTGCCTTTGGTGATGATGTGGTGAATGACCACCGTGTGCCGCTGCCCTTGGCGCCAAAGCCGTGCGTTCAACTGCTGATACAGTTCCAGCGACCAGGTCAAGCCGAACCACACGATGGTGGAGCCTCCCTCCTGGAGGTTCAGGCCGTGTCCGGCAGATGCGGGGTGGATAAAGGCGACCTGGATTTTCCCGGCATTCCAATCGTCAATGTCCTTGCTGGTGTCGATGCAGCGACCCGACTTGAACCGCTCCTGCAAGCGGGACAGGTCGTGCTTGTACCAGTAGGCTACCAGGAGTGGTTTGCCGTTGGTGGCTTCGACCAAATCCTCAAGGGCATCCAGTTTGCGGTCATGGATATGAAGCACTTTGCGGTTTTCGCCATACACAGCGCCGTCAGCCATTTGGAGCAGTTTGCCGGAGAGCGCGGCGGCGTTGACGGCATCCAGTTCCTCGCCTTTGATGCTCACCACCATGTCGCGGCAGAAATCATCATAAAGCCGCTGCTCCTTATCGCTCATCTGCACCTCGATGGTGTTGTCGATGCGCTCCGGCATATCGAGGTAATCCACCGCTTTCATGGAAATGCAGATATCGGAGATGAGATTGTAAATCGCATCCTCGGCACCGTCCCTCGGTTTGTAGCTGTAGATGATTTCCCGGTTGCGCTTGTCCGGCTTGAAGAACCGCTCACGGTATCCCGTGATGAACCGACCCAGCCGCTTGCCCATATCCAGCAGATACATCTCCGGCCACAAGTCCATGAGCGAGTTCGGGGCGGGTGTGCCTGTCAGCCCGATAATCCGCTCAATCTGCGGCCGCACCCGTTTGAGGGCTTTGAAGCGGTCGGCCTTGTTGGATTTGAAGCTGGACAGTTCATCAATGATGACGGTATCAAAATCCCAGCTATGGTTTTCCACCAGCCACGCCACATTCTCACGATTGATGATGTATATGTTGGCGGGTCGCTGAAGTGCGGCATCACGCTCGGCTCTGCTGCCGAGAACCAGCGAAGCGGTCAGCCCGGTGAGGTGTTCCCATTTCGCCAGTTCCTTGGGCCAGGTGTCCTCGGCCACACGCTTGGGGGCAATCACCAGTATCCGATAGGACAGAAAGCTGTCGAGTGCCATGTCCCAAAGGGCTGTCAGCGTGATGATCGTTTTGCCAAGGCCCATGTCCAACATGAGGCAGCAGACCGGGTGGTCAAGAATGAAGTCGGTAGCGAACTTCTGGTAATTATGCGGTTTGTATTTCATCCAAGACCCCTCCAATCATTTCTTTGTTGTCCACGCAGTAGACCCGAAAGCCCAATGCTCGTAATTGCTCTGCCCGCCTCACCTGTAGGGGACGCATCTTTTTGCCGGGGGCTTTCAGTTCCACAAAAGCCAACCTCCCACCAGGGAACAAGACCAAACGGTCCGGCACCCCATCTAATCCGGGTGACACGAATTTGAGAGCGAACCCACCACGCTTTTTTGCCTCGGTGACGAGTTTCCGCTCGACTGTACTTTCACGCAAAAGACCATCTCCTTTCTGCAAGTGTTGCCCTTGCCGTTGCCCATGTGGTTTTTTCCCTTATGCGCGTATATAGGCGTTTCCGTTCCTTTTTATTGCTTTTATGAATAGTCAATAGAGAAAGAAAGGCAACAATGGCAACAAACCAGCTTTTTTGGCTACCGCACAGGGTTTTTGGAAGTTGCCGACCGTTGTTGCCAATCTTCTCAACGGCTACTATCGGAAACAAAACGCCATTGCCGATTGCCTTATTCGGCAACACGGCAGTAGGCTCTTTGAATGCCATACCCAGGGATACGAACCTTTCCCGTAGAGTTGGCGCTGTAGCGATTCCACCCACCGATTTTCATGAGGATGGCTTCGATTTCATAGGAATCGCCCTTTTTGAGGTTCTGCCGCTCCTTGCCGAAGCACTCGCACCAAATCTCCATAGCGCAGACACGCTGACGGCGCACGGTGCCGGAAGTAGGCGCACCCTCAAACTCGCTACCGCCGAGGAAGCCACGGCGCTGGTACAAATCCATGCTGTCCCACCCGGCGGGGAGCAAACGCTCAAGGTACTCCTGGACTATGCCTTCACGGTCATCGGTTTCCATTGCATCCTGCTGGGCTTTGTATGCCTGGGTGGCTGCTTCGCCCTTGAGGTACAGTTCCTCTCCGGCGCGGTAACGCTCGATGGCTTCAGCCCACACCT